GACAACTTCTTCAATCTTACTGACAAGTTTCCTTTTGTTGCCAATGTATGTTATCATTGGTTGTTGAACAAAATCATTCATTCTTAATCTTAAATTGTGTGAAATCTCTAACTCAAAAACATAAGACTATAGTAAATGTCCACGGATATTAATACCCTCAACCTGGCGGATAATGGTGATGGAATGGTACCAATTGGTGACAATAGATCTACAACATTTGTGAATAATGAACAACCAGCGTTTTCACAACCCGAAAAAAATGTGAGTCAAAGTAAACAGACGATGGACTCCACCCCAATTAATGATATTATGATGGAACCACCAATGATGACAGAGGAACCCCGCATGCAAGGTATGATGCCACAAATGACTGCCCCACAACCTCAGGGTGCTTATGCTATGCCACAACAGGAAGCGAAGCCAGAAAGTAAGAACCCATTCAACCTCACTGACGATCAATTGATCGCTCTCGTTGCGGGTGCTGCTGCCGCCCTTGCTGTGTCTAAGCCAGTTCAAGACAAGCTTGTCACTTCAGTCCCCAAGTTCCTTAACGAACAGGGGTCCCGAAGCATGATGGGCTTGGCTTCAACCGGTTTGGTTGCTGCTGTGGTCTTTTACTTTGTGAAGGATCAAATTGTCAAGCCCTGATTTGACTCCCAACCCATATTTGAATAGATTGAGTTATCAATACCCGAATAATAGGTAATCAAAGCTCCTCCAGCAAACGCTGTCATGAGCAAGGCACTCAACTTAAGTGTCTTGCTTCTGTCACCTCCATATTCCTTCACCGCATCCTTTGTATCACTCATCATGATATTCATAACATATGTAATCAAGAACGCAATCATCGTTGTTGAAATCATAAAAAGTCTGTCAACTGCGAGTCTTGGTACATTGCCAATGATGTATCTCAAAATATTTGGAATCACGAGGGTCATCACTGTCAAGTTCAAGAAATAGTTATTACTCATATGAGGTATGACAGTAATTCCATATATCGTTATATAATACGCAATGACTGTCAGCAAGACGCTGAGGGGAGTCTTCATTTAATATGAAGGAAGAAGATTATTTATCCTGAATGTGTTGTCCGCAAAACTTGGTTCTCTCGGGTATCTTTTCATAGATACCCAACTCCACGCACATATCACGAAGTTCAAGGTAATTATTCCAAAACTGCTCGGAGTGTGAGTACTCATCAACTGTACAATGGGCTAATTCGTGGATGAGGACATGGAAGATTTCATTTGGGTTACCGTCAAGGCACAAGGCAATTTCTTGTCCCTTGTTTGTATTGTAACCAACAGATTCACTCATGGAGTGGAACCCGGTGAGTGGCACACAACGCGCGAGCATCTGATACTTTGGGTGACCTGTAGAGGAAATGTGCTCACGAAGGACTCTATATTTCTCCTTGACTTCCACGAGTTCCTGGGGTTCGCGAGTTTGGGAGAGTATCCAAATGTTTATGAGGATCAATACAATGAATGCGATCATCTCTTATATACAAAGATAAATTTGCTATACAGTTCTGAAATTGGATTTCCTGTGAGACCCTCCCACAATTCTAATTTAAAACCCATTTCTTCTAAATGTGTCACGAGAAGGTCACGGTAGGCTATAGGCTCCGACTTGGGTCCATCGGCGTAAAAGGGGGTATCCACCAGGTTTACAAACAATTTTTCACCGTAGCCACCATTCCCATGATTCTTTGTAAGGAAAAAGTTACCCATATGATCCTTAAGAGGTGTCCTAAATATGATCTTCTCTGAATCTGGTATAATACCTATGAGTCTTCCACCGGGTTTCATTCTCTTCTTAATCTCCCTCAGAGAACTAAAAAATTTTCCGTGACTTTCAAAAATGTAGTGAAGTGAAAAGTTGTAACACACAATATCAAACTTTCTATTTGGACAATTGTGGATGTCACCCTCATAGAAGTTTACCCTCATATGCATATTCTTAGCGCGACTTCTGGCCTCTACAAGGGCTGACGGCTCTGGATCACACATACTCATATTTGCTCCACACTTATGCCATTTCTGAAGATCACCGCCAAAGCCACACCCCACATCAAGGATCTGATGCCCCTCCCTCGTCACACATTGTATGAGTTCCCTCTTGGCATTATTGTGGTTTCGGCGGATCTCTTCCATCTTATGAATATTTGTTCCCATTTCTTTTACTTAGGAACTTCAATGTCAAAAATATACTCTACACGTGTGAGGGGTAAGGTTACCCATAATTGTCCACTCATAGATCCAGTTATAGTAGCCTTGAATGGTCCACCAACTTTAGTTACATAGTCATCAGGCTTCCCGTTTTTATTTGATTCCCATTCAAGATCTCTAACATTACATTTATCAGCCTTAATTATAAGTAGCTTATATGTACCATCAAATTTATCACTTTTTGATAACATGAAATGATAATCATAATGTCTTTTACTCAAATGATCCAACTTTTCTTCCAGAGTTTTAAAACTTGTAGTTCTTGAAGAACTAAACTGTACACACTCCCCCAATTTATGTGTTCTGTTATATGTAATGACACCAGATTTGCATGATATTCTTGAATTTTCAAGTGAAATAATTCTCATGTCTTCACCAACTTTATGAGAATTATCAGGCTTCCAAGTTGTTTCGTATCCTATTTCGGTAAATGATTTGGCGAGAAGTTCTTCCCATATAGTTCCAGTAATGGGTTGAGAAAGTAAACTATGGAAAACTTTTATATTTTTTTCTATGGAACTTCTCAATTCTTTTATATTTGAAAGAAAGTCATCCAGAGTTGATACGAGTTTTAGAGACACTTGAATATCTTCATCCGGTGTAAAATCAAGGTGAATTTTGATGCACGACATATATTCTAAAAGACTTAAAACTTTAATTCGCTTGTGAAATATGACAGTGATTCACGGTGATGTTTTAGATACACTTAGGACCTTAAATGACGAAAGTGCCCAAATTGTTATCGCCGATCCACCCTATAATATAGGAAAGGACTTTGGAAACAGAAGCGATAAACAACCCATGGATGAATATCTTAAGTGGTGTGATGAATGGATTGAGGGGTGTCTACGCATATTGAGGCGAGATGGTACAATGTTCATTTACGGGTTTAGTGAAATACTGGCACTCATATTAGCGAGAATTCCACATAACATAAACAGACGTTGGCTAGTTTGGCATTATACAAATAAAAATGTACCTTCTCTCAACTTCTGGCAGAGATCACATGAAAGTATAATTGTTTTATGGAAAGATGACAAAATCTTTCACCGAGATGATGTTAGGGAACCATACACGGATGGATTTGTGAAGGGTGCCGCCGGTAAACAGAGAAAGGCAACAAAGGGGCGATTTTCAAATGGAGAAAAGAGTACAACATATACAGCTCACCCAGGTGGAGCCCTTCCGCGAGATGTCATTAAAAATCCAGCTCTTGCCGGGGGTGCTGGTAAAAATGAAAGAGTGAATCATCCAACACAAAAACCGTTAGCTCTCTGTGATAAACTTTTAAGATCGTGTAAACAGGATCCAGAGAATGGTTTTGTTTTTGTACCATTCGCGGGATCTGGGAGTGAATGTGTCGCAGCAAGAGACTTGGGTCTTCCTTTCATTGGGGTTGAACTCAACGAAGAATATGTAAAACTTATCAACGAACGACTCAACCCTCAAGGTAATTTAAGTTGTATATCTTCGGAACCAACCAAAGAAGATGGAAGCCAATTGAATAGGTAATAATATACATGACCGGTACCTTTGAGGAACTTTAATTTTTCCAGGTCTTCTCCCCTATGACCAATATCAAGGGTATTGAACACATCATAACCTTGATTCCTCGCGAGTACAAAGGCGTCGTTGTACACATTACCAACCATGTAGAACGCATAGACTTGTTTGACTGTGTCTCGTCCATCTACGCGATCATATGGCACTTCATAAAACGAAATGAAATCGTCTGTCTCGTCATTCACATATGAATGAATTGGAAGTATCCAATGTTTAACCCACTCTCTGTCAATTTGGGGTGCCATTTTGAAGTCACTGAAGTATTTTTCAAGTATTCGGGTGACTTTTGGTACATCCTCGTGTGTCATTTTCCTAAATTGGGAGTTTCCACGAACTTCAAAATACTTCTCTCTCAACCGATCTGTTTGGTAGAAGCCAGTCTTGACGAGCCTCTTGACATTGAGGAAACGATGCCAATAGGAACTCTTTGCTATAGAACCAGGTATCTTTGTCACGGCTGTGTATACTGCCTGCCACACACCTTTTGTATTAGCGATTCTTTTGATTTCGCTGATGAGCACTGGTGCAAAACCCCTGTCCCGATAGTTGGGATGAACACAAAGAAAATTGATTTGAACCATATTGAGAACATCCTCACACACTCTCACTTTTGTTGGAACACTTGAAATGTATCCAATGAGTTCACCCGTATCATTGTGGCGGATACCTCTATTTTCGTATCCACGCATCTCAGCTGCCCATTTGAGGGTTTCAAGGGAGTATGTCAATCTAAAAGTTTCATCACAGACATAATGAGCATTCAGAAGTTTGTGTGCTTCTTCAAGTTTGGGTTTATCCCATGAAAAACCATCGGGAAGTTTGATTGGTTCATTTACAACATTCTTCTCCTTTTCAATTTCCTTGCCACTTTCATATACAGCACCTTCTTGAGGCACAGGTTGTTTATCCCAAAATGTCCTCATTTACAATACAAGTAGCTTAAAGTTTTAAGTATTGTGTAAGATATAAACATGTCTCTTGAGCAAGATTACACTACCGTTCCAGGTCAATTGTATGCGTGCCTCTCTGTTGTCGGACCAGAGGCTCCACAGAAGAATGATAAGTTTGGTATCAAGATTCGTGGCGCCTTTGCCTCCCGCGACGAGGCTGCGGCGCATGCGAAGCGTCTCCAAAAGGAAGACAGCACCTTTGACATCTATGTTGTTGACATGTACAAGTGGCTCCTCATTCCACCAGATCCCCTCAAGATTGAAGATGTTCACTATCAAAACGAAAAGTTGGAAGAGATCATGAGCGGTTACAAGGAAAATCAATCTGAAGCTGCGCGTATGTTCAACGAGCGTAAGCGTGATATGATGGAAGCTAAGTCATATGTCAAGCCAGGTGACGAGAACTCTATGTTTTACACCAGACCAGACGAGCCACCAGTGAGCCACCCAGCCGATGTTATTGAGAAGCTGAAGAAGGAAAAGCCAGATGCTCAGATGGAAGACCTCGTGAAGGAAGCTGATGCCATTGTTGCGGTGGAGATTGAAGAGCGACGCAAGTGGCGTGAAGCGCGAGACGCTGAAGCCTCTACCGAAGCCAAGATTGAAGAAACTAAGGATGAGGGTGAACCAGAAGTCTCTTCAGCCTAAATTAAATATTCGTTAATTTTAGAACAAAATGTGGAAAATAATTTTGACCATTATTTTGACTAGTGCGTTCTTTATTTTGTTTTTTGAACCAAGTAACATTGTGACTTCAAAAAACAAAAGTAGGAGAGTTAAGGTGGATACAGCACACGGATTCATTGAGGATACACGCGACGCGTTCATCATACCTATGTATCCAACTCAAGTTATGAATCGTGATATCACAGGAAAGATCATTCCAATTTATGGAGACACAGGCAACTTTACCGGATACTCAAGCGTACCTGAGGATCACTGGTTGCATGGTTTTCCCCATGAAAAAGCCAAGTAAAAACACAGCAAATGCTATGATCCATACCGACTTATCAACATTTGAGAAAAAATCATTTCTGTCTGTTGGGTATGCGTGAAATTGTTGTTGTTGTGGTGGATACATCATTTCAGAAGGTTGAAAATAGTATTCCTCTTCGTTTATAGGTGTACTATCTTCATGCTTCTCTTCCTTTTCTTTAAATGGATCCTCTACTGGATTGTAATCAATTGGATTTCCTATATCAGTTTCCATTTTCTAATATAGATTCTGTTTTTTTTAAGCATCTTCTTCCTCACTTTCTTCTTCATCGTCATCTACCAAAAAATCCTTCAAACTACCTTCATCATCGTCATCATCACTCTCATCGTCGGAATAATATTCATCTTCAGTGTCAATATTC